CACCAATATCATTTACTTCTATTAGAAGAAATGAGTTATTATATCCCTTAGCGACATTGTAAATGATATTTGGGAATAGCATTGGTTTAATTTCATTATTTCTATACTTTGCTACGACCTTATATGGAAACTCTGTAATATCAAAAACAATAAATGCTGAGTAGTCATTACCTAAACCACGAGCAACGTCAACAGTAATCATATAATTATGATCTTTTATTGAATCCTCATAGATATCCAGTCCTGCATTTTTTGTTCTTGGTGCATCATATACTAAATTCCTTAACTTACTTGGTGCTATAAGAGTATTAACAGATCCTAAGAACTCACATTCAAACTCAACTTTAAACTGCTGTTCAGAAGTATTAGCAATAGTTTGTGCTTTCCATGCATCATCTCTACCAGGAACTTCACCCCAATGAACGTCTGTAGGGATATATCCATTCACTCCTCTTTCAGCATCATGCCACATGCGGTAGAAGTGATTCATACCACGAGGTGTAGATACTATTATAACTTTCGTGCTTGTACCTGAAGAAATTGTAGGATAAACAGATGCAAAGAAGTCATCTGCTACATGGTTTGGGACGAATGCAAATTCATCGAGGAATAAAATGTTAAAAGACATACCTCGAACAGCAGATGCTGACGTAGATGCTGCTAAGATCTTTGATCCATTTTCTAATTCTAACGATCCTTTATTCCATGCAATAATACCCTGCTGCATCCATTTTGGTAAATTCTCATATGCTACCTGCAATCTACCAAGTAAATCCATAGCAATCTTTGCTTTGTTCGCAAGAATACCAATGTTTACGTTATCATTGAAAACTGCATAATGTAGTAAATAAGATACAACAGTTGTAGACTTACCAGTCTGACGAGGCATCTTACAAATATTAAATCTATTACTATGAAAATTATTTACCAGTTTCTCTTGGAAAGGGTATAGATCAAAAGGAACTAATCCCTCATCAAGTGAAACTATTTTTATATATTTTTTAGCAAAATAAACAGGATCATCCTTACACTTTAAGAATTCTACAATATCCTCTTCAGAGAACTCTATTTGTGTATTTGCTTTTTTTAAATTAGGATTACCAAGGTATACATTATCAGCCATTTGTTTTAATCCCTAGTTTTCTTTTTCATTGAGTTGATGAACTTTCTGTATACAGCTGCTTCAGAGGTTTTACCCATTTCTCTTGCCCTTTGTTCCATAGCAACAGCCGCTTGAATCTTATGAGCATGTGATCTAGAAGAATTCCTGATCTTCGAGACAGATGCTTTAGCAGTAGCAACGTCCTTAAAACCGAGTCCGTGAATAGTTCCTTTAGGATTTTCATCTGTATATAAGTCTGAATGTTTTTTTGAGTTTGCTGGTTGTCCTTTCTTTCTAGGAATACGAGGATTTGATTCCTCATTCACCGCTTTCTCTAATTTATCTGCTTGTTTAGCATGAGTCTTAGATCCCTTTCTAAGATTTTTTACTAACTTTTTTATAAATGGTTTATCTTTCTTATTCAACTCCTCCTTCACATCATCTTTACTATCAAGATAATCAGCAGCAGTATCTAAGTAATCAGATGCTTTAGTGATCTTAGATTGTACCCATGCTTTAAAATTATCTTTCTTAAGAGTATGTTTTTTAATTTTTTTAGATGCTCTCTTCGCAGTTTTTAATTGACTACGAATCATTTCTGGTTCATGATCTTTATGCTTTTCTTCCATTGCTAACTTAGTAGCAGTTGCATACATCACAGATTTAGCATCTTTACCATAACGTTTTTTAAATCCTTTTTTATCTTTCTTCATTCCTTTTACTATATCTTCTTTCTTTTCTTTCTCATCTTCAGTCATCTTTCTTTCAACTAATTCACCCTCTGGTTCATAATGTGCTTTATCTATCTTAGGTGATAATCTCTTCAATTTTATATAATCTCTAGCTTTTGTAGGATCTAAATCTGGATTTTGTTTCAATACCTCTGGATCTAACTTACCTGTATATTTTCTTTTTGCTATTTCCATAGGTTCAGTACTCATAGGAACTTGATCTCCTACTTGAGTAACTTGTGAGTCAGTTTTAGTTAAATTAGGATCACTATCAGTCTTACCTGCATCAACCATTGCCTGATTCATTTTACTGGTTCTAGACATTTTTTTGGCTTTCTGTAGAGCACCTAAAAACTGAGATGGATTTAATGATACTTCGGTAATATTAGTTCCTTTCCATACACCAGTATTATTCACCATAGGTTTCATATGTGCAGGACCTATAATATCCACTACAATTGCAGTTGTCTCGCCATCTGAATTTTGAATTTCTACGTTTTCCCCGATCCCGCCTGAGCCATTACCACCACCATTACCACCAGAGCTACCGTTACCATTTCCACCACCATTCCCACCGTTCCCATTTCCGTTAGAACTTCCGTTAGACTTGCCATTACCATTCTTTGTTGAATCCTCCTGTTCATCTTCACGCTCTCTACGAAGATACCCACCAACACCTCTACGATATCCGTTCGGGATTGGTTTACATTTGCTATCTTTATAGCAATAATAGTGTCCTTCTTTACACTTTTTCATTGCAGCGATTACTTCTTATCCTTATTATTTAGAAACTGTTTTTTCAGTATCTTTGAGAGATCTGAAGTAGACCCAACAAATAAGGCATTATTAGTTACATTATTTGTTGTGGATCCATTTTCTTCCTTCACATCCTTTACCTTTTTCTGGAGATCTAATAACTTATCAGTAGTATCAGCAACTGATTTTATAAGTTGTCCAGCAACTTCATATGCTCTAGGACTTGCACTCTCACCAGCGACTTCCATTATACCATTAATTGCTTCTTGCCCCTTTTCAATTAGTGAATATAAATTACCTCTTGTGTAATCATAATCTTTATCAATCTCATTTATTTTTACTACCTCATCTTTTCTAAGAATTGGTTTTTTAGATGGCACTATTTCAGCATCGCTAATGTTGAGTGCGTCATCAATAGATTCATAGTTTTCCATTATATGTCAGTTTGTTGTGTTGGACTGCGATCTCTACTATCACCAAAGAATTCAGAAGTTTCACTGAATCCAAAATCATCACCTGGTACGATAAGTGCATTATCATTACTATCTATAGAACCATCACTATTGTAATCTTTAGTTGCAGTTGGTTCTACAGTATATCTCATCTCTCTCTTAGCGTTTACAGTATCAACACTCGCATACTGATCGACAATAACTTTCTTGATAAGACCCTCTGGGTTCTCTGCGATAGGTCCGTATAGGTAAGTTTTTGCAGTAAATTGAAATGTATAAATTAATGCTCGTCTTGTTGAAAAATCTCCCTCATAATCATCTTGAAAAGTAACATTAGTTAAAGTGATTGGTATATCTCTTTTCTCACCAATAGATGATACTAAATCAACTGTTATACTAAATGATGGTTGAAAAAATGGTAATATCTGTTCTACTACTTGTAATGCATCATCGTTTAATTTTGTAAGTAAACTTAATTCAAAACCAATATTATAAGGAACTGGCATAAAAACTTTTTTTAATTTATTACCATCAACTGCCTTAAATGTTTGTGTTATACCTGCTTTTCTTGATGAATCATAAGCGATAGAAGTCATCTCAAAAGACATTCTAGGTAATGTTATCGCAACCATCTTATTTAAATCTGGTTGTTGCTCTAATCTTGCTATGAATTTAGCAGCAGGACCATATGCTAATGGTACTCTTTTTTCATCAACTATTGTGCCATTAGCATCCTGATGTTTAACAATCATATTGTTAAATAGAGTTCCAAAACCAATAATGGTTTTTCTAATTACTTCGTGGTAAAAATAAGTTCCTAACATTAGTATAAACCAAATGGATTGCCTTCAGAGAAATCAAGAATCTGATCTGCTTCATCCTCTATCTCGTCACTATGATCATATTTATCCTTGTCTGTGTTTGCTGCAGATACCTGAACAGTATATGTAGCACCTGATCTTGATCCTGTAATTGTCTCTCCTCTGAGGAAAGTTCCAGTTTCAATACCAACTTGTAAGATCTTAGTATCAAGATCCCAGTTCTTAACTCTAGCACTAGCATTTGATCTGTTACCTGAAACAAGTTCATTAAACCAGTAACTACCTGAACCTATTCCAACAGAAGAAGGAGCACCAATAGTGATTGTTGGTGGTGAGAAGAATCCAGCACCAGAATCTTGAATGAATACATTTGATATTGAACCACCAGCACCAACGATTGCACGAGCAGAAGCAGGTAGTTGTGGTGATAGTGATGGGAGTGATATTGATACATTTGGAACTGTTGAATATCCAACTCCACCTGTTCCACCAATTGAAATACGTACGATACCTTTCTTTCCGTCTGATCTAATTAGAGCAGTAGCAGCAGCACCTACTCCTCCACCACCAGATATTGTCACCACTGGTGCAACTGTATATCCAGCACCAGAATTTGTGATTACTATCTCTTCTATAGATGTTACGTTATTTCTTGTGGTTAAAATACCAACAGCAGTTGCATTTGTTCCACCACTTGGAGCAGTTGTAAGTCCAATAGTTGGTGTGCTTGTAAATCCAGAACCATCATTTGAAAGAACTATATTTTTAACAAATCCAGTTCCAATTGTTGCGGTAGCAGTAGCGATTGATCCACCACTAAACATTTGAAGATCTGTAATCACACCTAGATCTTCTGTCTTACTATCAATTTCATCTATACCAGTATCAATAGTTTCATCATTGTACTCGAATAATTCACATTGTAATTCATAAACGTAAGTATGACCTAACTGGTAAAAGGGAACCTCATGCTCTACAAATTTTATTTCAAACAATCTGCCACCTAAAGGAAAAAATACTAAGTCACCTTCACGAGGTCTCAACACTGCTTCACCAACTTCAGATACATCTTCTTGACTTAAGAATGGTGATATAAAATCTTCAAATCTTTCTCTTGATATTACTAGTTGCAATTCATCTCTTAAACTCATTCCAAACTTAGTTAATACATCTCCTGCTCCACTATATCCATCCCAAGTGTTAACATATGCTTCTAATTGAAAATTATCATCAAATTTAGATGCTTCAATCTCTTGAAACACTGTGCTTCTGTTAACAAATTTTCTAGGGATGTATGTAACTTCTACACCATAAATTTTCAATTGCTCATTAACAAGCGATTGAACTAGATTCTGTTCGTTAGCAGATCCTTGTAGGAAGAAGGGGTTGAGAGCCATTATCCGATAAAGTCTAGAGGTGGAAGTTCGTAAGTAGAACTCATTTCTTCTTTGATCATTTGCAATTCTCTTAATGCATCATCATATATCTCTCTACCATTCAATTCAATTCCACCAGGTAATTTTACTCCTTTGAATTTGATTAAATTTTGTCCCCATTGCCTTTTCATTAATGAAGTCAAATATCTTTTCAGAAAACTATCATTAAAGACTTGAGTATAAGTTGTTGGGTCTAATATTCTATGGCAGTCGATAACTATAAAATCTCCTACGTTTATTCCACCATAATCTATATCTAGATATAATCTATCTTGCCTTTTGTTAAATCTAACTTGTGCTTCAGTTGTTAATAAGAAATCAATGTCCTCAAGATATGATTTAACCATTGCATATTGAAGAAGTTCAACTGAATTAAAATAATATAAGTCATTTAAGAATAACTGATACTTGATGCTAAACATACCACCAGATATTGCACTCATATCAAATTTAAATATTTTTTCAATTCCTACTACAGTTTCAGGAACTTGAATAAAGTTTGATGTTTCGTAAAAATTAGATGTTGTTGTACCATAACCACTTATATTTGTAGAAGTTCCTGTGGTTGTTACTATACCTACTTCTGTAGTTCCCTTTGCCCTTCCTCTATCTATATCAC